TTTGCTCTTGTAGTTTCGCCTGTGCGTCACGCTGTTCTAATACCTTTTTATTATTCTTTTCATACACATCAGCGGCATTAGAATATAGGCTTGTTAGGGTTTCTCTTATTAGTTTTTCCCTTTCACTTTCGCTGTTACACGCTGCTAACTTTTCGTTGAATGCGTCTGTGCTTATTCCACTCCATTCTAACGCGTCCGCCAATGAACCTTGAACCTCGCCTAACTTAACAGTATGATTTATACCTTCCGTCAAGCCCTCCAAAGGCAATGAAGCACCGAAAGAGGAATACACGCCCTGTAATGAATGTGTGTATTCTTGTAGGTGTTGCTGTTCTACGCCTAACTTTGCTAAATGCTGTGCGGCTTCCTGTGCCTGTCCTGTATCACCTAAAACACGATATAAGCCGTTATAGGTTTCTTTTGCGGCTTCCGCACTCTGTCCCGCTGCTTCAAAAGAAGTTAATAGTTGTGCCTGTTGGTTTCTGTATTCCTCAGTTGCGGATACATTAGCCAATAAAGCAGCACCAACAGCGGCAATAGATACGCCTATTGCGGTTGCCGCCGTCTTGATACTTTGCCCTATCTTTTGAAAATTGGCATCTACATCTTTTTTAGCCTTTTCGACTTGTTCGCCAAATCCTTTTATAGCCTGTTTGGCTTGCTCTACACCCTGCCTTAGTTTCGTTACCTCAGCAGATATAAGTATTTTTAATTCTTCATTCATCTTGTTTTGCTGCCCTCCTTATATTATGGGCTTGTGCGAATTGCTTAAACCGCAACACGCTTAATTCATCCCGCTTTGCTTGCTGTTGTGCTTTGATTTCGTCACTTTCAAACAAAGAGGGGTATAGTTCATAAAGTTCAGGCATCTTGTTAGATGAAGAATAGACGCGGGATACGCTCTTTCCAATAGCATCAGCCAATATATAATCATAGGCTGCTTGCTGCCGTTCCTGCTGTCTATAACGCCGCTTATAACTGTCTATTGCCCTTATTACCTCTGCTAACGTCATATCCCAATAGGATAATTCAGTTATGCCGCAGTCTAACGCGGTTTCAAGCCATTTATAAGCGTATTTTTCAAACAAAAACGGCGAAAAGGTTTTATCCTTCTCGCCGTCTATTAGTTTTTTTCTGTTTCTTCATCCTGCTTTATAATGCCGGACACTTTATAAACTTCTATGATAATCGGCAAAAAGTCAGTAATGCTATTGCCGTCATTTAGCCACGCTTCAAAGATATCATAGGCATCATTTACGCTAATGCCGTGATGATACTGCTGTAAAGCCGCGTGAAGCACATTTACCATAACCGTTATAGTTGGGATAGTATCGCCATTGCCGAAAATCATTAGCGGATTTACGCCTAACTGTTTTTCAAGGGCTACCGTTGCCCGAATGGATAAGCGTAATTTATACGCCTTATCTCCTGCTGTAAAGTCAATATACATCATTTTTTATACCTCACTTTTTTAGAAATGCGTTTTTAGCCGTCTAATTTGCGTTCTAAGCCGCTTCTCCTGTTGGATGGGTATTTATCCATCTTTGCGGCTTCTCACGCCCACAGGCGGCAAATTGGCAGGGAAAAGGGGAAAGTGAGTTAAACCCCTTTCCCCACGCCCTTATATTACGCCCACACCATTTCGCTATCAGGCTTGATAGACAAGGTGTAAGTCAATGCGGCATTAACGCCCACGCCATCAAGGCGAACACTACAAGTGCCACCAAAGGAACACTTAGTAGTATCAGGCAGTTCTACCTTCCATTCCTGAGTATCCTTTAAGCCGTTAAGAGTGGTGAATTGCTCCTTCTCGTATAAGAACTTAAAATCAAGGCTATCACCATAATTTTTAATGCCATTTACATACATATGTGCGGCATCGGCTAAGGTAGTGATTTCAATGCTTTCAGTATCGCCGCCTAAATCGGGAATTTCCTGTAAGTTAGTTAATTCAACTTCACCGTGAAATAACTTAATGCCTTTACTAATCTGTGCCATATTAAAAGCCCTCCTTAATATGTTTCTATTGCTTTTGCTTCATAAGTCAATATCTTTTGTATTGTGCTTGATTGATAACTATGTAACTCATTTGCCCCCGTGCGTTTCCATCCAATAGGGCGTAATACATCATCAATCTGTTTAGCATAATTGTTTAATTGCTCTAAATCATTACCCCACACCTTTATAGTATAAGATATGCGGCTATACCCTAATGTATCGCCTGTTTCCTCTGCTGCGTTGCTACGCTCTTGGTAGGATATACAGGGCATAGGTGTGCCGCTGCTTAACTTCAATTCATAGTGTGTTGGTAAAATGGTTTTTAGGGCATTAACAATAGTAGGTGTAAAATCTATCATAATTTTATAATGCCCTCCCTTAGTATCTCTACTATCTTTTCCCGGTTATCATCAAGGGCAGGACGCATAAACGGCTGCGGTTTCTGTCCGTAGGTATAATGGGCTTCTAAACCCTTCTCCCGTAGGATTGCTACGGCTTGCTTTGCTTCTTCAAGGGTATAAGATTTTTGTGCCCCTTGTCGCGGTTCGCCGTTATGCTCCACATAAACCCACGGCACATCCTGCCTACCGGGTTTAGTTGGGTGCTTTGCTTCTATACCCGTGCCGTATTCCACATAAGGGGCATAGAAAAGGGGCGTATAAACTACGCCCTCATAATTATCTATACGGCTTGCGATACTACCCGCTAATGTGCCGTCACCTTCACTTAGCCCCTGTGCGTTGATTTTCGCTTGACGTTCAACCAATAGGCAAGCCTTAGTAATGGCTTGTTTAGCCTTTGCCGCGTCTGCTATGCCCTCTAAGCGTTCAAAAACGCCCTCTATGCCTTGTATCTCTAAGCCCATCTTAATCTACCTGTTTCAAAAATACTTGCTTGTATCGTCCAATAGGCTGCTTATACATTACTTTTAGCCGCTTACCCTCATAAAGAATTACAAATTTATCATCAATTTCGGCATCAAATGTAAGCCCCATATAAGAACAATTAGCATATAAGATATTTTCTTGTGTGCCTGTGCTTGTGGGATAGATAGAGAGTTTAACTTTTCCTAATGGTTCTGTTTTCACATCGGGAAGCACTTCTTGCCCGTATGTTTCATTTACTGATACTTTCCAATAGTCGTAAAAACGCATATTCCCTATAATCATAGCATTTTCACCTTTCTTTTTCGGTTAAGCATCATTGTAATATCTGCGGGATAGCCGTCTAAATAGGTTTCATTCACGCCGCTAAAAGATTGGCTGTTTAGTCCCTCAGTTCCCATACGGTTTAACTTTACAATAGCCATCTTTTGAGCGATAAGTAACAAATCATCATCCAACGCCCTATTACAATAAGTCGCGGCTTCCTGCTGTGCCATCTTTAACGCCAACTCTAATTGTGCGTCACTATAAGCGGCTGCGGCATCCCCCATCAATAATTTAATTTCTTCTAACATAGGTTTTACCCCCTTTATATCAAAAGGGGGCAGGGTTATCCTACCCCCTATATTTAGTTATTAGGCAGCCTTAGTAATTTCGCAAATCTTAGTAGCATCTTCAAGGGCTACAAGATAGCAAGCACGTAGATAGACAATGTTTTCGCGTTCATTCTCAATACGCTCTTGTGCTACTTCTACGTCCTTCTTCATAAACAACTTAACGGCTTCATTAGTCATAACGTAAGCCTTATCAGTAAGAGCCTTAGTAGCAATAACAGGAATGCCGCAAATAGTGCCTACCTGTCCGTTATAGACTACTTCACCCATACGGGCTGCCTTATAGTCCTCGTCCTTGCGTAAATCAGCCTTCCACGCATTAGGAATAACTACATAAAGTTTGCCCTCGTCCTCTAAGTTTAACTTGCTGATAGCATCAACAATAGTATCATAGCCGAAAGTAGCGGCAGAATGGGTAAGGGTTGCCTTATCAAGTTCGCCTACAAAGTCAGCAGTCATTTTATTAGTCATTTGCTGATTAGCACCCTTCATAAGATTATCTACAATGGTGCTATCCTTCATATAATCTTCATCGTAGTAGGAAAAACGCTGCTGGTTCATCTTAACGGTATAATCCTTACCGACATAGTTAATAGAACCCTTACCAGTATTACCTTCACCAATGCCAACTTCTTCAACTTCTCCGTCATAAGTATATACATTGATTGTTTTAATCATTCCGGCATTCTCAGCAAGGCTATTGTCAATAGTCATAAGAGTGCGGGTATTAAGTGCGGTAGTAAGTAAATCCTTTGCCTTTGCTTCTAAAACCTTATTTTCATAAACAGTATTCGCCATAATATAAAACCTCCAATAAAATTACCCGAAAACCTTATTAAAGGCTTCCGGGTTGTTTTTCGCTAAATTATTCATTTCCGCTAATGACATATTCTTAGCGGTATCTTTTGTTATCTCTGCGGGACTTGTATTTCCCTTAGGTGCGTTTCCCGCTAAACGCTTCTCAATCTCAATTTTTACCGCTGCCTTAAACAGTTTATCTAACTTGTCAATATTGGCTTGTGCGGCTTCAATATCATCACCAATAGCGATAATATCAGCAAATTCAGCAGATAAGCCGCGAGAACTTAAAACGCTCTTTAATTCGCTGCGGTTCTTCTCTACTTCAAATGCCTTAACCATTTCTTCTAATTCAGCAATACGGTTATCCTTTTCTGCCTTTTCTCTTTCGTTGCCGTCCAACTTAGATAAGGATAATTGCTTTTCATACTTCTTAGCCTGTGTTTTTAACGCCTGTGTAACCCTCTTATCGGTTTCTGCCTGTAAGAGTGCTAACACCTCATCCTGTGTATAAGTCTTTACCTGTTCCGTAGTTTCTGCGGTTTCTACGGTTTCATTACTAACGTTAGTATTCATTTCATCCATAATAATTAACCTCCATAGTAGTTAAGGGCTTACCCCTCCCCTACCCTAATATAGTTGTTTCTTTAACGCCTAACCCCTCAAAAGGCATAAAACATACCGACGTTCGGTATGTTTTTACTCTATTACAGGCACTATACAGCAGCGGCACTTTGTATGTGCGGGTATCGGCAACTTTTCGCCTACCCTATATTCGGTTTCGTGTAGTTTGCCGCATATCTTACAAAGGCGTTCATCTTCCTTAGCCCATACTTGTACCTTTTCTATTCCCGCGTCCTTATATCGCTGTTCTGCTGCGGTAGTCTGTATGTGTGCCATTTCAGTCCTAACTAATGCGTCAGCCCTGTTATATGACACGTTAAATTCTTCCATCAATCTATTTTTGAGTTTGTCAGGATTAACACCCGCTATCACGCTTTCGGTTAATCCCTCATTCAATGCCTGTTGGAGTTTATCTGTATTCTTCCATATACGATTGCTCCAACTCTGCCCATCAGCACACCATATAGCATTTATTAGTTGCTGTGCCTGTTGGGTATCAATATGGGTAAAAGCCCCGCCGCCGGGTATGGCTACATTTTTGTATATTGTTTGCCATAGTTCCATAAAATTTCGGCTATATAACTTTTCCTGCTTTGCCCCCAACTTTTCTAATTCGTGTGCTAATTGCCCTTGTAGTTTCCAATAGGTATCTAACTTATATAAGTCTGCGGGAGTTGGTTCGCGTCCCATATTCATAGCACTATCAGCCACACGGTTATATGTATCTTCAAATAGCCGTATAACTGTTTTCATTGTGTGCGAATAGTATTTCTTTAACTGCTTTTCTGTTGCTTCTATTCCCTTATCAGTTAGGGCATTCTGTGCCTTTGCTTGTCTATCATACCAATATTCACTCATTAGGCTACTTCCTCAGTATCATTAAAGCCGCTGCCGCCGAAACTATATAAATCCATATTCTTTTGTTTCTGTTCCTCTACGGCTTCAAGTTCTGCGGCTACATCGGGTATAAAGTCTAACTGCCCCAATAGGGTAGCATCGCTTACCGTTCCCTTTAATGAGTTGATAAGGTTAATAGTTGCGGTTACATCCTCAGGGATATTACGCTTAAACTCAATATTAATATCTCTAAATACTTCTTCACCCAATTTAAGAGAAGCAATACCACATATAATTTCTATGCGTCTTTGTAGGGCTTTCTTCATCGCGGCTTCTATAATACCCGCTCTATTTTCCATACCTGTTAGGCGGTATCTAATGGCTACGCCGCTACTAACGCCGCCTACAAATGTTTCGCTTGAAAAGTCGGGGCATTGGGCTACCCTATAAATACTATCGTGTATGCGTTTTAAGATGTTTT